AAAAGATGGGAAAAAAGATTTTTAAAGAAAGCCATGAGTCCAAGAAACTGCTGGCTACCGTAGGAGGAATGAAGATATATTCCGACTCTATTTATGTTATAACAGGTAAGATGGATGAAGAAGCTCCTTCCGGATATCAGGAAAGAGGCATATCCAAGACTCCTTTCCCTGGGAACAAGACAGTATCTTGTTGTGGATGGGATAAGGATCTTAGGGTATATGATACCGGTTTCTTCATTAATTCAGCATGTTATAAAGGTTACTCACTTGAAGACAAGAAAGCTGAAATGGATATGCGTATTAAGAATATTCGGTATCCGTTTGAAGAAACTGTCAATGAGGACCTGGACCAAAAGAATTTCGATTTCTGGGATTCTTACAGAATTGACTTGTATGATGGTCGTTTGTTCTATACTAATGACGTTCGTGATTTATTTGAGCTGTATATAGCTATTTTATCCAAGTCTCTTACTCCTAAAGAGGAAGACGGTAATCCAATGTATGTCGAATCTTATTATTGTGTAGAAGACAAGACTACGGCCGTAGATATCAGGAAACAACGTCAGATTGACAAGGCTGATATTTTATATGAGTTCATGAACAAGCTGAAAGGGTCAGAGGCTGAAAGGAAAAGCATCTACGATCTGCTTTTGTATCTTGACATCATATACAGCGTAGAGCTTGATCAGAGCATGGTTCAATACATATTCACTAATTGGATTGATGCTAAGAATACGAACGTTGACATGTATAAAGAAGCAAGCTCAAGGTTCTTGTCTGATGATGAATCTTCTGAGGGAATGCAGGTGATTAAATTCCATCGTATGATCAGGGAAATGATTGAGGGCCTGGCTGTCACCGTCAACACCGACGGACTGTATCTGAATGGCGAGCTCCTGGGCGCCGACGCCATCTCTGCATCTATGGCTCTTGCTTCCAATAAGTCGATGTTAGAAACCAAGTCACGTGTCCTGGAAGCGTATAACGCTTTAAAGAACAAGCATAAAAAAATAGAAGGCACTAAGTCTGACAAGAAGAAAAAGGAAGATGAGAAAGGTTTCGATGTTGATCAATACGCTGACAAAAAATAATAATTTATGAAAATCGTTGATTGTTATCTCCGGGCCTTACAGAAGGCTGAAGAAAACATGACCAACGGTGGTATAAAACTTGACAAGGCACGTTTTGTTCAGCTTTTTAATGACGAGCAAAACCGCCTTGTTCGTTATATCCTTGATAAGAAAAATGAAGAGGATATACGTTATATCCAAAAGCTGGTTGTGTATTCGAAAGAACTTGATGAGAGAGGAGATAAAGATAATCCGGAAAGCACTTTGTTTTCATTGCCTTCTGATTTCTTTTCTTTTTCAAACATATCAGGCGTATTTACCAAAGGTGAATGCACGGTCACTGATTTTACTATGTGGGAGGCTAAGAACGAAAATCCGCATGAGCTTCTTGCCGACTTTTTTAACAAACCTGATTTTGATTTTAGGGAAACATTCTATACAATAGGCGAAGATTCGGTAAGGGTGTATAAGTCTGGTTTTGATGTAGACACCGTTTACCTTACATATTACCGCTATCCGAAGGAAGTTGACATCGAAGGATATATTAAATCCGATGGTTCTAATTCAACTGATATAGATCCTGAATTAGATGATAAATTAATTGGTATTATCCTTAACATGATTGAAAAGCAATTTGCTTTGAATGAAAGCGAATACGGACGTTATCAAATAGATTCAAACAACGTCCAATCTCCTTTGTAGCAGAAGAAAGGCATATCCTAAATTAAAGATTATCAAAAAGCATTAAGAATTAATTAATTCATAATGCTTTTTGTTGCTTATATGACTATCACTATTTTTGAGACAGATAACAGAATATTAATTTTTAAAATATTATAAGGCTATGGCTATCCATAAACCGTATGACAGACACATTATCTGTCCTCCGCACGCTAAGTTGGCGGACGTAGATTCTTTGTTGCTTCAAGAAGGTCAGATCGCTATCTATGATTTGGATGGTGAGCAGACTAAAGATGGTTTGAAAGCGTTGAAAGACTTGAAAGGATATCGTAAGGACGAACAACGTTTCCAGATCAGAATCGGACGTAATGAGATGGTGAACGACCGTGTATCTGATGATAAATCATTCTCTACACCTACGTTTGCTATTGATGAAATTATAGAAGTGTATGCTTCTGCTCCGAAGAGTAAAGAAATTAAAGTAGATGAAGTTATTTTCGGTTATAACGGAATTGACGACAGTACCGCTATTACAGCAAGAAAAGGCGATCGTATTCCTATCCATATTAAGCTGACAGGACGTTTGTTTGAGCTTCGTGGTTATCCGATGGGTGAGGTGAATATCGATGATTACATCATTTTCGAAAACTGTCCTGGTCGTGAGGATATGTGCTCAGAATGTGATCCTTGCGAAGATGTTGATATTTTGGCTGCTATTCTGAAAACAATCGAACGTATCAAGAATCAGCCGATTGCAGGTGGTGGCAAGGTGGGTGATTTTGTAGAAATTCATCCTATCCATTCTTGCAATGAAATGGAAAAAACTCCGGTGGAAACCGACATGAATTTCTATTGCATGGAAATGTGTGATACCGGTGATGCTTATGCCCTGGCTCAGCTTAAGGCTGCTTATCCTGGTTTGGATATCAAGAGAGTTGGACGTCATCTTTCTACATCTAAATATCAGGTGATGAAAGAAGGTGGTAAGCCTTCTGATTATACTCAAAAGCTGTCTTCTATCATGAAAGGCTGCGAAGAGTGCCCTGACGGATATACTAAAGTGGACGGAGGTTTGATTTATGCCGTAACGTTAGAGGATGATGGTGTTGATCAGTCCACTGTAGTAGAAAGCATTAAGAATGCCGTTAGTAGCACTGCCAAGAAAACAGCAGCCCAAGATGGCGGCGTAGGTATGTACACTGTGGCCGTAAGCAAGAAACTAACGAAGGCTGATATCGATGCATTTGTAGAAACTAATCCGACTGCCACAGTAACGTTCGTTGCTAAAACAGCAGATATGTG